TCCCTACACTTCTAGTGTAATCATTAAGACTGGTGTTTATAAGTGTTCGCATCTGTGGATTAGATAGTCCTGCTTGTTGTTGTATTGCTTGTAATATTCCTTTTTCCGTTGCACCCCCTAGAACTCCTTTAACTATTTCCTTTTTAAAGATACCACCCATTGATCCTAAATGGTCTGAAAAGCTAGATGTGCTAAAATTAGTTAAAGCTCTTAATGTTTCTTCTGTTATGTCTGCAAATAAATCCATGTCTTTTAAGATTTGTATGTGAGCAGATTCATAATTCAACATTATATTCCTAGATTTTATTAATACAAGTTGCTCCATGTCTAATTGTTCCATAGCAATCAAAAAATCATCGATAGACTGGAATCTCCTACTTTTAGATAGTTTTCTCATATCTCTAACTATCTCTGCTTGTAGCACCTGAGTTTGTGATGCTATTCGTTCTGATATGAGGTCTATATAGTTTTGATCTACCATTATGCAACTGGAGTGGTTAGAGCTTCTAACAACGAACCATTAGGAGTGGTTTCTTCTTCTGTTGTTTTTGCTACTCGTTCTTCGAGATATGCCTGTGCTGTTTCTCTATCAGGGAATCTATCAGGATCTTTCTGCATTAATATATCAGGAACATCGATGATTCCGTGTGATAATTCCCAATCCCACTTGGCTCGTTGTTCGTCATCAGTTAATATCTCTACATTTTCTTGGTAATCTACCTTAAGCAACTCCCCTGTGTTTAATCCTGCTTCTACTGCTAATATGATTGTTTCTAGTTCATATATCTGATGTTCTATGCCCTTCCATCTAATCACATCACTTATCCTTGAATCAGTCAGCTCTTGGTTACGCAATCGAATCGCCACCCCTGATTCTGCTGTCGTTCCTTCTACGAATGAGATGTTTAGATGATAGTTCTGTGCGAGTAACTTATAGGAGTGTTCTATGGAGGATGAAAGAGCTTCAACAGTATTGGGTGGCGATACGATATTTAGAGTTCCGTCAATCCCTAAAAATGTAATTTTATCCTGTCCCACTTCAATTTCGTTTTTATCGAGCTGAGATCCATTTACATACATATAGCCATAGCTCTGGAACATAGTATTGGCGTTTGCATTTGTTTCAGCCACCAGTATCTCTAGATTAGTGGCGATCAGGTCGTTAGCAGGAGATGTATCCAAATAAGAGTATTCAGGTCGCCCATGTTTAAAACATTCAATGAAGGGCAGGACACCATACGGATTAATGTGTTCAGGGTTATCTAAATCATCTAATATCTTTCCGTTGTTATCAAATACAAATGTATGTTCACTATCCCAGTAAGCAGTTAGTTCAGGAGTGTCATCCATAACAGATGCTTTAATAGCTAGGGGATATGTATATGCTGTTGGTCTAAGTGGATCATCTTCAAACATAGCTTCAAAGTCCATGATAACATCGTAATCAATCGCACCATTTCTCCAAGTAGGCTTAATTAAGATATGTTCTAAAAGATTCGTCATCCTCTCAGCTCTTTGCATTTTAAAGTCTTTGTCATTAAAGTATGTAGGAACATTCTCATTAGAGTATTCACGCTTAGGTGGCTTCATATACACTAGACTAATCCTATCTATGATTCGTCTTGTTATGTTTACATTAGCCAAAGGTATTTTATTTAGTAGCTTATTGCTAAAATATTTCTTGGTATATGATTCATTCCTACCATTATAAAATTCCCTTGCACACATTCTAGCTTTACGCCATTGATTCTTAGCGTTCTGTTGTGCATCCCATTTGCTATTTTGTACTAATAGTTTTCCGATTGATGGTATCATCTCTCAATTGCTCCTAATGTTGGTTTAATAATTGGGTACAACCATTCTATTGCATAACCGAGTGCATCTGTCATATGCGTTAATAACTTATTGCTCTTGTCAATATCCCTAGTACCTTGCTTATTGGTTACTTTCTCTAGGTCTTGAATTAACGCCTTGCATCTCGGATCAATAATGATGTTTCCCTCCAACATTTTGTTCACCGAATTAACTCTGTTTGTTACTGGTGGATTGCTCTTGCGAACATTCACTTTAAATCCATTCTGTTTTAATATATCTATGTCGCTATACATAGCTGAAGTATGTCGTTGAAATCCACTCGCATCAGGATAAACGATATACTGATGATTAGGATATTTGTCCTTAATAACTGCACACATTCTAGCACTTAATAAATCCCCTTGACCTTGATGTGATAGTGAGATAGCATCGAATATTTTAACTTTGGGTTCTGTCTTGTATGTGTTGAATAAAATACAGCACATGGGATCGTTGTTGAAATCAAGCCCCACCCTGACTGGCTGACTTCTGTCGTATTCACATTTTTTGACATTCTTACTCCTCTCAAATGAATGATATGTTGATAGTGCTGATATGTTTACAAACTGTCCATCACGATATGCTTTGAGCATTGTAGCATCATAGTTTTCTTCTAATAGTTTAACATACGAATCAGGTAGATATGGATTGTCTGTTGTCTTTCCGTGAACAAGATGCTTACTATCATTGTCTTGATCTACAAAAATCTCATAAGTTTTTCCGAATCCTTCGGGTGATGTGACGATAAACACCTCACAGTTATCACTACCTCTCATACGACCAATAGCTTTGTTATAAGCGAGATTTGTTTGACGATAATTACCTATATCAAACTCATCAAATCCGATCCAACTCAAAGAGCTGCCCACTATGTTCTGACTTTTCTGTAACTGATAAATCTTCATGTTCCCATAGGGAGTAACGAATCTATGCTTCTGCACATTGTATGTAAAGTGTATTCCATTCTCTGATAGAAGTTCTTTCATTGGCTCTACGAATAGTTCCTCTGCTAGATCATATGTTGGGTATATAACCCACCCATTAGAAAACCCCTCATTGTTCTTTCTCATAATTAGGTTATATGCACATTTCCTGATGAACACCCAAGTTTTTCCACAACCCAGTCCACCGACCATCGCATTAATCTTCTTCTTAGGATCTACTTTGTTTATAGTGAGGAACTCCCATTGATGAGGGAGATAGTCTTCTTTATATAATGTCATTTTAGAGCCCATTGAACTCTATTTCATCTATTGGTCTAATATGTTCCACCTCTTGTCTATCTACCTGACCTAGCATTTGTTTGCCTAGCCATATTAACATCGTTGAGTTACCTGATAGTGCTACATCTAGTTGTGCTTTCCGTAATCTCTTTTTCAAGTTAGCCTTACCTTTTGTGATATTACTTGAATAACTCTTTGAGATTAGTGATTCATCGCAACCATAACTATCTGCGATTTCTCTAGCTGTGCAACCATATCCTGCTAATTTTTCTACTTGGAGTGGATCAATGTCGTATTTTTTAGGTCTAGCCATAACCCAAATATAATTATTTTATTCTTTGATTTCTAAGATTTTTTTCGTAGGGAGTCTATTTTTACATATACATAATCTTCAGATCCCCACACTTTGTTCGCATTTAATGATACTATTTGAGCATCGTCTTTATAGAACACCCCTTGTAAGGAATCAGCTACGAACTTAACAAGATTATCAAGATCACTACGACTTGACTTATAGAATCCTGCATCTTCTTTTAGTATGAGTTTCTTATTCTTTGAACGATAATGTGATCTAGGTCTTTTATAGCAGAATGTTAATTCCAAATCTATATTTCTCAGGGTAGGTAGTTTAGGAGCATACTCTTTAGCCTGTAATAGAAAGTCCTCTTTGTCTTTAGATGAGGGATCATACTGGAATCTTCCTCTACTACGATGTCTTTGTTGTGGTTTAGGTCTAGTTCTTATTAGGAATTTAATCAAGGTCTAGGTGGAGTTATATTAGCACACCCTTCTCCTTTAGTGATTTCCTATATTTACTCCTAATTTTCATCAATTTATCACTTTTGGTAATATGACTATAATTATACAAGCAATGTAGATTTAATGAATACCCCTCTTTTGAACTCTCTGTATTAATAAAGTCTATAAACTCAGTTACTCTACCCATTGATCTCCTTTATTGTTTTGGATCTAGGTGGACTTATATTAGCCCACCCTTCTCCTTTTCGACTTAGGAAACATCGTTACCTAATGTTAAAGCAGCCCTACAAGCAGCAAGTAAGTGTGCATAAAGTATGCAAGAAATCCCCTTAAGTTGATTAGACAAGTGGGGATTATAGGAAATGTAAGACTGCTCTATAAATCTATGCTTCTGCATTTATATCTTGTATTTCGTTTAAATCTCTACTAGGTAATATTTTATCCTTACAGCATTTAGAATCCTGCTTTAATTCTTCTTTACGATAAAACGCTGTCTTTTCACATTTACCACAATATCCTACATAGAAATTTCCTGTTCCATCTAATCTATATTCTACCTCTGTTTCTAATTCATCAGGAAGATCCATAAATCTTTCCTGTGTTAAGAATGTAGTTGGATGTGGAATAAACTTTGTTTCCGTATGAGAGTTCTTCCAGTAATTACACCACATCTTAGTTCCGTCTATAATATCCTCTAGAGAATGTTCAT